AGAAGACTGGCGGCGCGACGCCGCGCAACTGCGAAGGTTTATTAAAAAATGGAAGGTGAAGGGAGGAGCTCATGACTAACGTAAAACAATTGAAAGAATTTACAATTCAGCGCTGTAAGGGTGAGGATGGGTTTTCTTACGTCGTGTCACATGCCTACGACGATTATGGCAACCCCGGCGGTGGCCGCGTCATGGGTTGGTTCGCCACTGAGGAGGAAGCTATTGATTGGATCAACACCGATTTCGGAGCGCAGTCATGAAGCGCAAAGTCACAATGGAATTGACTGTGCAGCAGGCAGCGAAGGTACACGACCTGCTTGGGCACGGGCTGCAGGATGCAGAAGCTGCATGCCTGTACACACCGCAACAAGAGGCAGCAGCACACCGCGCATATGACACGGTCGTGCAGGCACTACGCGAAGCATTCGGGGAGCGTCTGCATGACACCCCGTAATCCCAAATCAACCACGGCGCGCATTTACACCCGTGTCTCAACGCAGAAGCAGGGGCAAAGCGGGCTCGGCCTTGAGGCGCAGGAAGAGATCGGCAGGCAGAAAGCTAAAGAGTTAGGTCTGAAGGTCATTGAGGTGGTGGTCGAGGTTGAGTCGGGGCGCAAGTCGCGTACCGGTCGCCCCGCACTCCGCAAGGCTGTAGATGATTGTCGCCTTGACGGCAGCGTACTAATTGTAGCCAAGCTCGATCGCCTGTCGCGGAATTTCAATTTCATGAGCAAGATCACTGAAGCGGCAGAGCGGGACGGCATCGGTATCGTTGCCTGCGACGTGCCCGATCTCGGCAACCCGGCTACGAGCAAGTTTTTGTGGCGCATCCTCGCTGCAGTTGCAGAGCTTGAGGCAGAGCAGACATCGGAGCGCACAAAGGTCGCACTGACTGCTGCGCGTAAGCGTGGTGTCAAACTCGGATCACCGGACAGCGTCAAGGCGAGCAAGCAAGGTCGTGCCGCGTTTCAATATGACACGATTAAATACGCGCAGGACATCGTCATGCCTGCGATCGCGGAGATTGAGAAGATTGGCATCTTCGGATTGCGTGCTACCGCTCGCGAATTGAATGCCCGTCATGTGCCGACTTACCAGCAGCACTTGATTGATTTGGGTGTCTCAACGCGGGAGCCCGGCAAGAAGCCGCCGCAATGGCGTGCCGAGACCGTCAAGAGGGCGATCGAGAACGCCGGCAAACCATTACCGAAACGGGTGAAGAGCAGAGGGGAAGCAAAATGAACAATGCAAATTTGGAGCCGATGAAAGACAATTTTAGCGAGGAAGAGCACAAGCAAAAGATGCTCGAATGGCTCGATACTGTGCGACAAATCTGCCGGGTTTGTGGTATGCGGTTTTCGGTCATTCCTGCCGTATGGTTTTGGAGAAACCGGATGCGGGCGGTTGCCCTGATGACGCGCATGGCAACGACCATGAACGAAGAGATGGGCGCGTATGGCGAGCCAGTCGGGCCCACAATCGCACGATGGCGTGCGGTGTCGCCGATGCAGAAAAAACTAATCCGCGTGATCATTAATTTACTCACAACAGAAAGAAGGCCGATCACGATTAGCATGATCGAGGCAGAGAACGCCCGATATGGTAACGGGGCTTCGGCAGACACGGTGCGTGAGACTGTCAACCACGCGATCCAACTGAAGCTGCTGACGAAACGCGGGCGAGGCCCGAAAACATCTTACCGCGCAACGCGACTGTTAATCGATGAGATTGCGTTGAGGTGTTACACTAGGATGCGGTCAGACCCGTATTTTCTGAGCATGGCGAAATTTGCTGTGGCGCTCGAAACGCTACACACCGAAAACGAACAGACCTCGATTGACGAACGGCAAGGGTCAGTCGCGCCGTCCGATCACCCGTCATATCTTGAGCGGCTGTATTGGGGTGACGACGGCCACCGTAGCGAAGGTTAATCGCCGATTTTTCCGACGATATCGCCGAAATTTTCTGAGATTAATTCGCAACAAAGGAGGTTATAAGGTGAACAGGGGAAGTACAATGGAAGACACACCGAGAGGAATGGATCGCGTTGCTGCCGCCAAGTACATTGGCGCAAGCCCTACGACGTTCGACCGCATGGTGAGCGACGGCCGCCTGCCGCAGCCACGTAGGGTGTCACTCAAGCGGTTTGTGTGGGATCGCAAAGAGCTAGACCGCGCTTTTGACAAATTGCCTCATAGAAAAACGGCAGGTGATTGGTAATGCCGCGTAAACCCAAACGGCCAAAGCTGCCAAACCTTCCGCACCTGCGCCCGGTGCTATCTCGCCACGGCAAGTGGTATGTGTATGTGCAGAAGCACGGCAGAGGTAAGGCGTATCGCATCACAGCAGATTACAAGACAGAGCCGCTTGCCTTCATAGAGCAGTATAAGGACGCTGTGGCGCAGCTAGAGCGGATGCCGGTGTCTGCCCCCAACAAAGACGTGGAGACTCTCAGCGGACTTTACAGCGCGTTTAAAAAGTCAGCCAAGTGGGCGAGTTACAAAGAGGGCACAGTCAAAAGCAAAACCCGGCGTCTTGATCAGATTATGCGTGATCACGGTTGGAAGCGGTACGGCCAACTCAATCGCAATACGATGCAAGATTTGCACGACAAGTGGTGCGAAGATAACGGTACAGAGCAAGCCAAGAAATTTCTCGCTGATCTCTCGCCGATGTTCGAGTTTGCTGTGCAACGCGGGTATGCCGGGGCTAAGTGGGTCAATCCTTGCCATAACATAACGCGGCGCAAACCGGAAAACGCACAGGGCTTTCGAGTATGGGAGCCGCATCACCTGCAGCAGTACGAACAGCATCATCCGATTGGCACGATGCCACGCCTCGCTTATGAGTTGATGTTTTGGACCGGAGCCGCATCTGCCGATGCTTATTTGATTGGCCCGCAGCATATTCGTCGCGACACCAACGGAGCGGCGCGGGTGTATTTCGACCGGCAGAAAACAGGCGCACCAATTAACGTGCCATTCCACCCCAATCTACAGCACGCAATTGAGCAAACCGAGACCGGCGATATGGTGTACCTACTCACAACACGGGGCACACGATTTGGATCAGCTAAAAGCTACTCGCAGTGGTTCACCACTACGGTTAAGCAAGCAGAGTTGCCGCACGGCCGGCCACCGATCGGTCTATCCGCGCACGGTCTTCGCAAGGCAGGCGCTACTGCAATGGCAGAAGACGGTGCCAGCGATCATGAATTGATGGCGTTCTACGGTTGGAAAAAAGCGGAAACGTCACGCATCTACACAGCGAAAGCAAGCGCGGCTGTAATGGCAACCAACGCATCTGCAAGGTTGCGAAAATGAACAAAAAAAGCACAGAATATGCAAACGCAGGGAGTAAGTGTTGCAAACCACCCGCATATTTGGGGGTATTCAACGGTTCTGAGGAGATAATGGCGCCCTCGGCAGGAGTGCCAATAACGCCGCAACCTATTGGAATTACTACATTCCTTAAAATAGTTTGCATACAAAACATCTCCATGAATACGCATGAATACCCCTCGATATGCAAACCGAGAGGGATGAGATATGGAAATATTCAAGAGCATATTTGAGGGCGTCGTGTTTCTTGCGGCGCTCGTCACCTTGTGCGCGTGGATGTTTGTGCTTGAGGCGTTGATCCAATGAAGCACAGCATAACCGGGCAAGAGAGCGGCGCGTCAGACCCACCATTTATTACGGCAATCGACGGCACGTTTCTGATACCGTTTGGAAAGACGCCCAACGATATCCTGCAGCGTCATCGTGATGCGCGAGATGGCGTCGAGGAAGACACCTCCACGCCGTTTATGAAGCGCGGTAACTACATGCAGGACGGTGCCCTGCAGTGGTTCAACGACGAGTTCGACGCGCACGTCGTGGAGCCTGAGATCGGCTACCGCAATGAATGGTGCAACATGGTCGCATCACTCGACGGCATGTACACCGCTGATTGGATGCACGGCAATTACCTGATCCCTGCCGGCAGCGTGTGGGAATGCAAAATCCCCGGCTACCCGGCAGAGCGCATCGATGGCATGGAGCGTGTCCTGCAGGTGCAGGCACAGATGGACTGTGCCAATTGCGAGTGGGGTGTCATTGCCGAGTTGGCGATGTCTGACTGCCGTTGGCGCATTGCGATTGTACCGCGACATCAACCGACGATCGATCACATTCGGCGGGCGGTCGATGAGTTTTGGCAGCACATGCAGGACGGCACCGATTACGGGCCGCAGACCTCAAGCGAGGCAAGTCGCATGCTGCTCGGCAATCGTCTCCCCGATCGTATGGACCTTACTGAGAGCCCCACAACCGAGATTATGAATGAGGCACGTCAGCATCTGATCGATGCATCTGAAACGTACCTGACCGCCCGGCGCACCAAACAATCGTGCGAGCGGATGATGGACGAATGCGGGTTGATCATGAAGGCGATGATGAATGATGTCGAGCGGGTCAAGTTGCCCGGCGGCATAACGATTAACCACACAACAACGAACGATGAAAAGCCTCGCCGCTTTTCTGTGACGGAGTTAAAGACATGAACGAGGCAAGACAGTATCTGCAGTGGTGCGATGACATGGAGCGCCGCTATGACGTGATGCCGCGGTGGTATTGGGATGAGGCAAAGCGTCAGGCTGAATTTGAAAAGGAGTCAAAAAGTGACCGAAAATAATTTTCACGCAGACCTAGTGGCTGCGCTGTCAGAAATACCCAACCCGCCAATGACACAGGTGAACCCGCATTTCCGGTCAAAATTTTCATCACTCAAGGATTGCGTGAATACGATCAAGCCAATCTTGAGCAAGCACGGCATCGCAGTGACGCAGATGGTTAGGCACGGCGAGGCAGGCGATCGTGTTGTTACGCGCCTTGTCCACAAGAGCGGCGACTTTGTTGAGGACGGCGGCGTGCCGCTCTCGAATACGTCTGACCCGCAGAAGATGGGTAGCTCTATGACATACGCACGTCGCTATGGGTTGCTGTCGATTTGCGGCGTTGTCGGTGATCCCGACGACGACGGCAACAAAGCGTCTGAACCGGAGCCGGTTGTCGCCAAGCCGATCGTGAGAGACGACGCGAGCGATTATGTGCTGTCGTTCCTCGATGCGCGGACGCTGTCATTCGATAACAGCAAAGGGTGGGTTGATGCGTACCGGCTTGAAATGCGGAAGCTCATGAATGATGACGAGCTTACGCCTGACGAGCGCATGACCTGCATGAAAGAATTGGAAGAGAAAAATGCAGACACCTTGGATGCACTGGCACCGGGCGTCTCGAAGGATTTGCGTGACAAGCGCCTCACAGCGAACAAGAAGATTGGAGCTGAGAAATGAACACAGTCGTAGCGGCAGGAAACGAACTAAAGCACGGCATGACGCCCCGCCAAAAAACCGTACTTGATTACGTGCGCGATTACATCGAGCTACACGAATACTCCCCATCTATGCGGGAGATTTCGGACAATTGCGATATACATCTCAGCGGGGTTGCGCGTGTTCTAAACTCATTGGAAAAACGCAGGCGTATATCCCGACTCTACGGTGTCAGTCGCTCGCTCGTCGTGCTCGACTGATCGCTTCCAACCACGTTTCTTTCTCGGCGGCGGGGCTGAAGAGTCTCGCCGCTATTCTTTTGGTGCGTGCCTGCACTTTGCTGACGTGCACAAAATAACAGAGCCGCAAATCAAGCGCGACCAGTGCGAAGATGTCGATCTTGTCTGCAGTCATGATGCGTTTTGTGGTGCGCCCGTGACCCGTGATGAATTGATACGACGTGCGATCGTCTTGCAGCTTCGCAGTCGATTTCACCTCCACGCGATACCACTGATTGTGGTAGTTCGTGACGATGTCACAGCCGTCTGTGCGGACAATGGCTGGCATGCCGCCCAACCGCTCGATCGCTGCCGCCGCGAGCAGGTCTCCCACCCTGCCCGACCGCGTGCTCATTGATCAGCGGCGGCTCGTATCTTGTCCCGCAGCACCCCGTAATCAATCAGCATCTGACCGAGTGCGCTACAGTCGTCCGACACGGTGTCGTGCGAACACGGTTCTTTCAAAAACTCGGTTTCGACTGCTGCCTTGGCGAGGAACTCCGGTGAATACTCCTGCATCGGCGGCACGATGACGACACCCTCTGCCTTCTCGGCAGTAAGATAGTCGAAATAGGCACCCGTCGCTGATGCGCCTGCACCGACGATACTAGAAGCTACTGTCACGCAACCGCTTGGCAGTATAAGGCATAGACCGATTGCCATCCACCGCAGCCATGCGCCGATGCGCCTCGACCTCGGCTGCGAGGGCTTTAGCCTTTGCCGCCTTGCGGACAGCCCTCGCCAAGAGGATGGCCCCCCCGGCGAGTACTGCGATGCCACATACGATGGAGACGACAACGGTCGTACTCAACTCTCTGCTTTCTCACCGAGAAAGAACCCGGCCACACCAGCAAGGGCGGCTAACCCTGTGCTGATGTTCTGCATGAGGCCCGGGTCCACGTTGACCCCTATGAGGGCAAGCACGCCGGTGAGGGCAGCATAACTAGATGGCTCGCGCAGTCTCTTTATCAACTGTTGCATTACGACTCCTGACGTTCGAGTTAAGTGTATGACCATAAATTTGGTCTAGGGGAATGAGTGATTACATCGACATGCAAAAATCGCTGATGGTGTCGCCCGGTTTGATTAACGCCGATACCTGTCACGCGGTCATCTGCACAGAATAATTTTAGTAACTCGTATGCCTCCCGTCCGCTGCATTGCACATCTGCTGCAGCTCCGCTGTTGTGTGCACCCGGCTTAATTTTGCGGGCCTCGATCGGGTGCTTCTCGCAGCGATAGCCGGACGTTATTTTCATCGGCTTGCCGTACTGTGAGCGCACCGACTGCAGTACCTCTAACAGCGTGGCGTCGAGCTTTAACGTGTCGCAGCCGCACCGACAGCGGAACTCACTCTCGCTGAAATTTGGATATCGCTGCCAATCAATCATGCTTGTCAAATCCATCTATAGGCGGGTGCCGACCATTATGAGCGGAGAGGTATTCGCGACGATGTGCATCAACATCTCGCCGCAGATGCGCCACCTCGGCCTTCATGCGCTCAAGCTCGCGATGCAACCTCTCGCGATTGTGCGGGTCCATCATTCCGCTAATCACAGACAATCGCTGTCCGACGAGGTCAGTAGCTGTGTCGTTACGATCAAGGCGCGCATCCAATTGATTGAGCCGCGTTAGGGCTTCCTTCAGTTCATTTTCAACCTGCTGCAGCTTGGACTTCACCATTGCGAAAGAGGTGATAATTGACGCGCTCATGCCACCCACGGTCACAATCATCTCGGGCGTGACCTCCATCATATCGAGCTTGCCCCGTCACCTGCTGCCATGACGCAAGTGAGTTTTTGATGCTGCCGCCTGACGACAGCGATGAACCTGCCGTCGTTGTGGGTATACATGACAAAAGCCGGGCGTGCGGGATGAATGGCTTGCGTTAGCAATCCCTGCACAGTTGCCGAAAACCCCGACCGCTTTATAACCTGACCAAAAGCCTCACTTAACCAGCACGGTGACAGTGTTTGCATCCCCGCCGCAGGTCTACCCAACTCCCCCAACGGGCTTGCTGTCGCCGGTGCGACGAACAGAAACAGAGCGATCAGAACGCGGATCGCCATCTTTCATTTCCAATGATCGTCGTCGCGAGCGTCGAAGGCTAAAATTTCTGCATCTGATTTTGCTGTTAGCCCCGCCTCGATCTCATTGCTTTTTATTCGGATTGCAGAGACAGCATTGATGACAGCTTGTGCAGCAGCGCGGACATCGGCGTCAGAGCTTTGAAGATCGACAGCGGCGTTCCGTTGCCGCCATTCCGGTGCGGTTTTGAGGATGCGACGCTTCGCCTCAAACTTGACGGCGGGGTGCAATTGCTCACACCACTGTTCTTTTGTTAAGCCGCTGTCCAATCCGTGGTGATCTAGAAAATTTGCCATTACGCGCCTACCATAATTTTCGTCGCAGATATTGCTGTGCCGACAACCGGCATGCCTTGGGATTTTCCGGTATGGTTGTTCTGTTCGATTAGGTTGCCGTCGTGCCCAACGAGGTATCGCCGACCGGGTGTCAAGCTCGATTGGTTTTCGTTGATTGCGCCGGGAAGATGCACGGTCAGTGTTTGCGTGTCGCTGACACTGGCGCTTGCAAACCCGATAAAGTTACGCGCATTTGAAACTGCAAGCTGTGGTGTGACACCGTAGTATTTGTTGTCCGACGAGGTGCGCCCGGTAACGACCATTGCGTTGCGTTGCGAGTTCCAAACACCACCAAAAGCGTCATGGCTCGCGCTGCTAATTTCACGCTCGGCACTGATAACGAAAGCATCTTCACCCGCATTCTCGCCGAGCTTTATATCGACTACGCAATATTTCAGCGCGTTCGATGCGCCATCATCTGCGAAAACAATTGCAAAAGCGTTAGTGTTTGGTATTGGGACATACAGCGGACCATGAGCAAAATACATTTGCGGCAAGCCGGTGAAGCTGATTCCGTAACTGTGGCTTGCTACGCCGTTCTGAAACGAGATCGTGCTAATTCGACCGTCTGTTCCGGCTTTACTGCGACCTCCCATGATTAAGCGTTTTGCCCACGGGTGCCAAATTGATCCATGCGGATAATCAGTTTGATCGCTACCCGAGTTTATAAGGTGATTAAGAGCGGGGTCGCCTGTAGCATCAGGTTGTCGGCCAAACCTCGGGCGGGTGCCGCCAGAGTTCGAGGCAGATTGAACATCGGTTTGATCTTTGTTCCATTGAGACGACGGAAGATAAATAAACTCCGTGCCTTGGCCGGTGATATTTCGCATAAATATTAACCCGGCATCGGGTATCCATCGCAAAGCACCAAAATAAGAATAACTTTGCCCGTAGTTCATCGCTCCAAGCGCTTCGTCGTGGCCCCAGCGGACTTGCTCGTCTACTGACGTATCCACAAAACCCATTGCTGCGCTGTTGTTTGATGTCGACCCGTTTTGGTATGCGGCAAACATAATGCCGGTCGAGCGACAAACATCGACCGTTCCGTAAGCGACGCTACTACCGCCGAATGTCTCGCTGGCGGTTCCCGATAAAGTGCCCGAATTGTTTCGGAGAAGATAACAACCGCTGGTGCTGCTAAACCGATACGGCCCAATAAATATTCTGTCCACCGCCGGGTTATAGACCGCTGCGACGCCACCATGCAGATAAGTGCCGCCGTGAGAATAAGTCAACTCGCCCGTGTAGGCCGTGTCCATATCTGCGGCGAGAGTTACCCGAGCAAAATAAGTCGAGCCGCTTCCGTCGAGGACAGATATTACTTCGTTATTCCCTTCATCGTAGACAACGTGTGTATATTCAAAGTTTCGCGATGACGACGCAACCGTCGATCCAATGACTTCGGTCGAAGTAAACCCGGTGGCCGAAATCTGCTTAACCTTACCGGCCGATGTGATAGCGACAGGTTTCCCAGCCGTGATTGAGCCATCCGCAACAAGATCAACCGTGCCACCGCTGGCTGGTAGGTTGGTTAGGTTTGCACCGGACACGGCAGGAAGTGCTGCTGATCCATTTAATTGAACTAAGTTGTTTGCGCTGGTGCCGACTGTGTAGCCCCAGCTTGCATCTGTACCGTCGCTTTTCAGAACCGTGTTTGCCGATCCTACCGCAAGGCGTGCCGTGGCGTTTGAACTGTCGCGCACGATGATGTCGCCGCGTGTCGTCATCGGATCGGCAAGACTGCCCGCGTTGCCGGTTCTAACGAACGACACAAGGACAGCGTCGGAGTTACTGAATGACCCGTTGCTTACAACGTGCGTGACAGCGAGCTTAACATACCCGCTCGCGTCTGTGCTGGCACCGCTGATCTTGTACGTTGCAAAATTTTGTTGCGCCGACTTTTTGGTGATCGTGACTTGCCCGCGATCTGACGTTTGGGTGCTATCGTCCCACGTAAGCACAAACGCGCTGACATCGGGATTGCCGCTTGCCGCTGTGCTATCGTCAATGAAAATCTGCGAGACGCTGCCAAGCGTTCCGTTATTCAACCGGATTTGCCCGGCACCGGGATCGGCATCGCTCGTCGTAGTGGAGAACGTGTACGGTAGACCTCCGACGCCGTCGGGGCCCTGAGACCCGGTTGATCCCCCTGCCCCCGTTGACCCAACAGGGACACCTAACGAAAGTGCGCCGGTCGAAGAATTAAACGAGACAGTCGCGCTTTGCGAATTGCCTGATCCATCGACCGCAACATTACTCACTGCTACCGTATTGACGCGCCCGGTCGTCGTCTCCAATGCTGTGCCGTTGCTGTCGTAAGCGATCAGCTTGCTTGCCTGATCAGACGCCGTATCAGCATACGGAAAGAACAGCGGACCCGATGTGCCGGTGCCGCTCGTCGTACGGTTAACTGTGGCAGGCAGTTGGATGTTGCGAGACAGCAGCGTCTCAATCTGCTGATCGTTAATGGTCAATCGATCAAGTGCGTCATTGATGCTCGCCGCTGTGAAGTCGCCGCCCGTGCTGTAGTCGGTCGTGCGCTCAATCGCCTGATCGCTTTCGATCGTGACGATGGCGTTGTTTGCAGGTGCGTTGCCGGACGTAAAGGTGACGGTGCCCGTACCGTCTGCATTTAGCGACGTCGTGTAGTGTGTCGTCACCGTCTTGGTTGTGGTGCCTTCGCTGACCTTGATGTCACCCGCTGCAAGCACTTTGAACGAGAACGAGAACGGCCCAAGGTTGCTGCCGTTGCCGGTGTACTGTACTCGACGGTGGACTGCGTTGACTGTGATGCTCATGGCACTATTCCGATTGCTACGTTGCGACTACTTACACTCAAATCAAAATAAATCATAGCGGTGGCACCATTCGATCCGGCGTTGGTTTTGGCTTATTCTCGATCAACCGTTTAGCTTCTGCTAGGGCTGTGCCCTCTGCAAACATCATTTCAAGTTGTGCCTTTTTTCGCTTTGTCAGAATTTGCTGCAGCGTTTCCAACTTGTCTTCGTTACTGACTTCGTTGCCGCTGAAATCAAATTGGTATGCCGGTTCGCTGATCACGCGCCGCATCTCTTCAACCATCGTTTCGCCTCTGCTGTTTGGCGCGTTAATGCCTCGCAGCATTTGGTTGTAATAATCAGAACTGAGGTACACGCCTTTCTGTTTTCGCTTTGGCATACGCAAACCAAGGTTGAGACGCACCATCTCCGCATCAACCGCATTGTATTCCGGCGTTGATATTCTAATCGGGCTGAACCAATCCCACTTCGGCAACTGCAACTGCTCGCGAGGCTGCGCCCACAGGTTTAGTTTTTCCTCGACGGCATCGCTGCCACCGGGCAAGCGCGACATCTTTTCATTGTATAATTCAATAACGCCTTTGTACCCCGGCAGCGCTTCCATCTCTTCATTTAATTGATCAGCGGACGGACTGACATCGCTTGCAAGTGGGTTCAGTGATCTTTCGATCGTAGCAGTGAGCGATCCGGTTGGTGCCGGTGCTGCAGTCACTAGGGCGTTACCGGCTTGCTTTGCTACCAAATCGGCAAAGCGTTTTCCCTTTTCAGTTGTGCCCTCGTACTCGCTACCAAGGATTTCGCTGATGTCGAACAGACCCTGCAGCATCGGGTACTCTTTAATCATGTCGTACATCGCTGCGCCGCTTGAGATAAACATCTCCATCAGCGAGTCCTGATCGTTCTCATAGTTGGCATAGTTGGCGTAGCCTGCCGCCATTGACATCACACCCGCAATCGGCGCAAGGCGACTGAAGTCGTAGCCTTTAAACTCGCCGTTGTCTTGCCGAATGTATACAGTATTCGGCGTTAGTTTTTGCCGCCGCCACGCTGCCTGCGCCTGCTTGTTCGTCGGACCCGGACCGGTGATGAACACATCGTCAGCCATCTCACCGGTTGCCAGCATTGAGAGGTACGCAAAGACGCCGCTATATCCGACGACCTTGGCAATTGCTGCATCAGCTCGGGCACCGCCTGCTTTCAACTCTGTATAGAACCCACTGCCGGGAATAACAGCTAACGGGCTGCGCTGCAGCGTTTGCTTAACGATGTTCGTAGGCGTGCGATAGAACGGCACAATGATCTTCGCCAGTGGGTGCGACATGATATTGCTGAACTGTCCCGCCCACGGGCCAAGCTCGTTTGTGAACGTCATTACCCGCGCTGCATCTGTCGCACTCTCCACTGTCGATGCGTCTTGGCGAGACATAATACGCACAGCCAGCTTGACAGCCTCCTCGTTGCTCATGCCCTCCTCAATGGCACGATTGACCTGCCGCAGCGCTTGCGATCGCAGTTCCATATTGAACCCGATGCCTTTAAAAAACTCATCTTCTGCAAGCAGCAAACGAGAGCCAAACATGCGCGTAAGCACACCATAGAGATCAATAGCCTTTGCTAGTGTCGTGCCCGGCTGTGCAAAACTTAGATCAAGGTATTCCGCGCTGATTGCCTTCGCATCCCGTGCATCAATCTTTGTTGCATCGACGCCAAATGTCGGCTCCTCTGATCGTAGAGCGCGAGCCGTCGCGTGGATCGCGTCACGCAGTCCCATCGTCAGGCTCTGCGCCTGCGACAGTCCCTCCATCATATAAACGCGATCGGGACCGCCAAGGTTGAGACGGGTCATCTTGCGAGCGCCCTGTCGTAACATACCGACTACGCCAGCCGCTACGCGCTCGGGTATCTGTATGCCTGCAAATATCGCATTCGATGTGATGTTTACGGCATGCGTTACCGGCGACGACAACAGCCCGTTGAGGTATGCCTCTGCCCACGCATCTAATCCCTTGCTCGCCAAAGTCTTCATAAAGCGCGACTTCGCGGCAGGGTCTTTTGGCAGCGATGTATATGCTGCGCGGATGTCCTGCACTGTCTCAGGTGTTACCCCGCGATTATCATAACGCTTCATAATCTCGGGCAGCGATGAAGCGCGGCCCACGTCCATCGCACCAATGCGGCCGGCATGCGACAGCACAGCCATCGACCTGCCCGTTTCAGCGATCGCACCGGCAGTCTGCATCTCAATCGCACCAGCCATCGGCAGGAAGCGCAACAACTCCTCGTCGGTTCCGTTCTTCATCAACTCTTCAAGATGAACCGAATAATTCAGTCGAGCCCATACCGCGCGGGCAATCTGCTCGGGGTTGAATGACTGACCGGGTTTGCGAGCCAGCACCTCCGCGACGACCTGATCCATGCCGACAGACTGCGCGGATTTGACAATCTCATCGATCGTCATCTTGCCCCGGCGTTGCTGCAGGATGTCGTCTTGAAAAACTTGGTGGATCGCGTTGATGTAGTCCTTCTGCACCTCTTCCAAATTCTGCCGCGTGAGATTGGGTAGCGGTATGCGGATTTCTGCATCTTCCGGCAGGTTCAGCGCGTCTTTAAATGCTCGCGCCTCTTCCGGCGTGGCCGCGTTGATGATAAACTCGCCCGCCGTCTCTTGAACAAGCGGAGCTTGCATCGGCTCTGCTGGCCCCGGCGTTTCCATTCGCCGTGCAGCTTCACGCAATATTTTTAACCCGGCACCAGCTACCTGCACCTCGGGCTCGGCAGGTGCTGTCTCTTCGTCGTAGCCAATAATATTCTGCTCTTCTTGGATTACCTCGTCAGGTATCGCTGACGGGTCGAGTACCGGCCCCTCGGCGAGCGGCGTTTCTACAGGTTCAAGCGGCAGCATCGGTTCAGTTGTCATTTTGCTCCCTCTCGACTTGTGACATTGCTACGGCACCACCGGCAGTGAATAGCGGTGCGCCTTTCTTCATCAGGCTGTCGCGCATTTTCTTTGTGACCGGCAGCGTCCATACTTTAGTTTCAACGTCTTCGATATTTGAATACCCTAATTCGCCGAGTAGTTGCTGGTCGTTCATTTCATTGATTGGCACGCCTGTTTCTACGGGTTCGCCTTGCGTGTATTCTCGACTTTTAATATCGGTCACCCCAACCTTCGCGCCGAATTTCTTGCCCCACTTGGCCGCGTAGTTTTTGAGCATCTTGTCATAAAAGCCCTCCATGCCTTCACCGCCGACTTCAAGATCGACGCCTGTAAGCAAATAGCGGAAGTCAGATGCTCTCTCTACTCCTAGTAATTTTTTGCCTTCGCCGCTTACAATTTTATCGGCAATTTCCTGTCCAACAAAATTTGGCAAATCAGATGCGTCAAAAATTCCATCATTCGGTAAGGTTACTTCAGCTAAATCGCTATCCGTAATTTCAATTTTATACTGCCCGTTTTCTAGTGGTGTGTACTCTAGTGCGTCGATTTTTTTGCTCAGATCATACCGCTCGGCCTGCATCTTGCCGGGTGTCCACGCGATCGCGTCGTAGCCTTCCTCTGCTGCCATACGGGCAACACGCCGGAATGCCATCTCATGCCACGTTTTCTTGAGGGGGGCGTCTGCTACGCCGCCTTGTGAAACTACATTAATTGCTTCTGCTTCAGATGTAGCGTTTACCGAATCAATAAACTCACCATCGCGGCTTACAAGATAGAAATTTGGGTCTGCTGCACGTTTTGCAGTTAAACCTTTAGCACTCTTATACCCATGCTTTCGGCCCTTCTGATGCCAATCGCTCTGTATTTCTTCAATAAACAGAATGCGCTCACCGTTGGGACCGGTGCGGTCGTTGAGGCGCATGTGAGCTAGGACGTTGGGCTCTTCAAAATGGCCGCCTGTGAAACTGTCGGCTAACCGCTTTTCACCTTGTTTGTATTGTTTGTCTAATTCCCGCTGCAAAATATCGCGTTGGTCTAAATTAAGCTGATAAATGTTTTCTATATTATCCCCAAATAAATCTTTAGCTGTTTGGATTGGAGTGCGGTCATCAACCAGCCCGCGACGCTCGGGCAGCGTTAGCAGCACCTCGCGATAGTTCTCGCCGCCGGGTAAGGTGTATTCGGAAAACTGTGTATTAGATGCCTCTTCAGCAATTTCCTTGACGCTTCGATTTTCCCCGACTTCTTTTAAATACTCCTGAATTAACGCCTCAGTTTGACTATTAAAGCGATCATTTGCGCTGCCCTTTTCCCACGTCTCTAGCGCGTCCCGCACGTCATCCTCGTACATATTGTTCATTATTAAAATATCTTGCATTTCTTCAGTAGCAGCGCTGCGACTTCCAAATTCCTTAGTGACTTCCTCAAGCTGCACCTGATTGGCTTGCACGTAATCCTGCACCTCGGCTTTCGTCACCGACTTCTTACCTTTCAAGAAATCGTCTAGCCCGATCCACGCCATCTCCTCGGGCTTGACGCCCTCACCCTTTGCAATCATTGCCCGCATCTGCGAGGCGCTGCCCTTCTCCATCGGCAACGCTTCGACAGCGCGATTGACCGCGCTATAGAAACCTATGTCGGAAACGTCAGTGGCTCGATCGACCGGTACAGTCGCACCACCTAGCCCCATGTTCATCACAGTCGGATCAGGCGCACCACCGCGCAATAATTGCTGAGTTGCCCGCGCCGCCACGCCGACGCCCTCTAACGGGTCCATCATCCCGCCCATGAGAGCGCGACCGAAATTGATCAGTTGATTGTCTTCACTCAGATCAATCTCTTCGCCTGTCTGCGCGTCAGTGATCACACGCGGGTATAGCTGCCCTTGGTGCAGAATGTAATCGTCGGAGGGTACGCCGGAAAACGTACCCGACGCGGCGTCATAATAATCACCCAACGGGACAGTCGGGTTTTCGATGACAGCCATCTGATAATCAACCGGCTGCAGCGAGCCGTCTTCTATACGGTTCTCGACTTCGCCAATCCTATACTGCTGATACGCTGCACCGAAGTCATCACCGAGAAGCTGCAGAGCGTTCGTCGCTAAATCAGACATACGACCGCCTATATCATTTGATGGCACTCGCTCCTGCATTGCGTCGTCAGCAGTCGGCTGTGCGAAGCCCTGCATCTCGTTGCCACCAAGGATAGGATTGCTCTCAGGGCCGGGTGGCGGCGGGGGGATCATGAACCCGTCACGGGTCATGTGCAGATTGTCTTCGCTCGTATAGGTATTGCGAGCGTCCGACCGGCTTTGCAGAAATTTGGTGATTGCGTCCATTATGGCCGTCTATTTATTTCGTCTATAAGTTTAAGAGCTTGCAAGGCTCTTTTCGCTGCTTCCTTGTCTGCTTTGCCTGCGCCACTATCTTCCGCAACGATTGCATTAAAAAACGCTCGGTTCATTTCCGGCGGCTGTGCCATCGTGCGTGTTAAATCTTTAAACGAAGTTTCAACAATTCTGTCTTGGACAGATATTTGACGTGTTTTTTCTTTGGTTTGGATGTCAACCAACAATCCTCTAACTAGCGATTCTGCATCAAAAAAATCTTCTGCTGTCCTTTCTTCGCCGCTCCTTATTTTTGCGCGAAGAGTTCTGACGAATCTGTCTCTTTCGCGGTACACTGCGTCCTCAATTTGATCGTAGTAAACGCGCTGTAATTTCTTGTAATCGGGCAATTGATCTAGCTTGTTCTCAAGGTCATCCTCGCTGACATTGAGTTGCGTTTTTGCGTTACGCAAAGCGGCTTGCACATTTGCATCGCGTTGCGTGTTTATCTCTTCTAAAAATTTTGCTTTATCTTCTTCAGTCAATTTGGCTTTGGCAACGTCGCCATAATTTAATATCCGCACGGCACGCAAATCGCGCAACTTGGTCAAATCCTGTAGGTCTGATGTCAAGGTTGTTTCGTTACGATCTAAAAATTCTTGCAATTCCTTTGCTTCGTCGTAGTGGCCTAGCGCGTTGTATTGTGTGACCACCTTGGCTAATTCATCGCGGTTATTTTCTTTAACCAATTGTGGGACCGTTGCTCTCAGTCTTTCAAATGCAGCGGCTGCATCGTTATTGGCTTTTTTATCTGCAAGCTCTTCCGCTTGATTGTAGGTTTTAATTAAATTCATAACTCCATCGATGGATTTCGTTCGCTCTGTTTCGTCCATCATTTTCCACATCTCTTGAAGACGTGGGGGCACACCGTGCTTTTTTTTGCCACTGGCGAATTTTCGCAACTCTTGAAATGCTAACAGTGGGTCATCAGCATATTCCGGGCTCGTTTGTGCCCAATTCCGAATAGCGTTTATCTGCGCCTCGGAAATGGCGTCGTCATATTTGCGCTCGTATTTTAGAATGGTTTGCGGATCAACGCCGCCATTCTGTAACGCGCTATTCAATCGCACGCGACCGGCAATAATACGATCCTGCAGAGTTGCTGCACCCTGCTCCGGGTTGTAGCCCGACACAATTTTTGACGATTGTGCAATTAAGGACGACCCGTTAGCAATCGCGTTGCTTTTGTTCAGTTTGGTCTGTCGCGCCATGTACTCGCGAGTAAACTGCACGACTTGCGAGTTGGCGAGGATACCCAATGACTTGCCGACCTTTGCTCCCGACTGCGGCGATATAGCAGATAGACTGCTCGCGAACTCTGACACCGCGCTGTCGAGTTTGGCCGTCAAGGTAGACGGGTCCATATTTGGGTCAGCGGCTTCTTTGGCAAACATCTGTGTCAGGTAACGCCTGCCTGCAATGTCCATGCGGTCCTCAGTGACCGCCAAGCTGCCCTTGTACGCTGCCTGTTGGAACACATTGTAACTCGATGCATCACCCGGCAACTCGATTGGCTTGCCGGTTTCCATTGCAAGTTCAACCTCTGCGGCTGTCGGTGCATTGCGCGCACCGTAGGCAAGCCCTTTAGCTTCGGCTTCCGACGCCGCCATCTTGTTGGCTGTCGCTTGGAATTGATTGAGGCGGCTCGACAGCGAATTGAACATCTGCGTCTGCACTTGCAGAGCCGGATCAGGGCCCGTGGGTACGCGCACGCCCCCGCTAACCGGCGTGACCATGCCTTGCAGAATTGATGCTCTTTGAAATCGCTGTGCCATATTAATTAAATATCACGTTGCTGCCGCTGTACGGTTGCGAAGACCAACCGGCACCGCTCGGATCAAACATTGTTTGCCCGCCTAGATTGCCGCCCGGTGCCTGCACTCGGGCAAAATTAAACGCGGACATGCCAAGCGTCATCAGCGCGCCCATGACACCTGCAGACTTCGCTGCCTTGCCTGCTGCGCGAGCGCGAGACGCTTGATACAGTTGCATCTGCGCCTGCTGCTCACCAAGCAAGACCGTGATTGCGCGGTTGTTATCTGCCATCGCGTAATTCGTTCCACCGACATCCAATGCTCGCGTTTTCAAACCAAACGGATTGCCGCTGAACGGATCAATGTTACCTGCGCCAGCCGCTGCGTTGATCTTTGCCATGGCGACGAGGGTTTTTTCCAACTCTGCGACAGCCGCCGCCTTGTGTTTGAGACTTTCCTGCTTGGCAGAAAATCGCGTGAACTCTGCCTGCACTTCAAGATTGCGTGCCTGTCCCTCAAACATTGCGGCCTGTGCACGACCGCCTTGAAATTGCGAATACGCGCTGGCAAGACTGAGAGCTAACCCAACACCTGCAGTCATCTTTAATCCCCCGGTGACACTGACACGCGATAATCAAGCGCGAGCAATGTCATGTATAAGGGCTGCGACTGCGTGACCTCAACCTGACCCTTTCGGTCATATCCGAGAAACGGGCCGATCTGTTTGGTGCCAGTAAACTTGCTGACACCCTCGTCTAGCAGGTCGCTGCCGAGAGCGCGGAACGGAACATCAACGCCGTTGATCGTCATGCTCTGCGTATTGTCGAGAATGGCACTGACACGCACGACGCGCTTCTTTCCGCCTAGCACCGGGCCTTGAGGCAATCGCGTCTCTACCGGCATAGTCCGGGCAAGCGGTGTGGTTTTTGTTGCACCGGCAAGCGTGTCGCTGAAGCTCGGGTATTCTAACCCGATCTCTAGGTATGTCGTTGCTGTGCGATCGGTTGTGATTGCATTGCTGCTCACAGTCTCGTCACCAAGCATCGCATCATCGGCAATGACTTTGACCGACTGCCCCTCAAGGTGGTTCAGGCTGCTGACAGACGTGCTGCCGGGCAGGTTACCGGCAGCGCTCGTATATTGATACGATGCATCTGTTGTGTGGTTGTTATCAAACACCTCAAGATAGTAGACAGTTGCCGAGTTGATCGTGCGCTTGACCACAGCATAGACAAGCGGCACGTCCGCATCCTCAACGCCGACATCTTCAAACGTGCCCGACGTGGTGAGCAGTGACGGTGCCACGACGTTCTGCGAGCGCAGTATGCTGAACACAGCCATACTGCCGTCACCGCTGTTCACGATGTGCAACAGATCGCCCTCGTCTACGTTGGTGCCCCGGCGCATCGCCATTCGCGACGGCGTTTGCAGAAGGTGAGACGACAGCATTGAAATGTCGTTAGATATGTAGCTGCCTTCAATGTCGGAAAACAGAAACTCGCGGATCGCCTTGCCACCACGCTGCAGGTACAGCGTCCCGCCCTCAGTGCTTACCGGCCGCGTGCCGCTCTGAGACCCACGGCGGGTGCTTGGCTTGAAAATAAAGTTCAGCGGCGACAGTGGCTCGCCGTCGAGCTGCGGCACTACAAACTCCGTGCCCGTCGTAAACACTTGAAAGTCACGACCGGAAAACACGCCGACGATAGCATTGACCTGATCGGTGTCAATCGTTGCCTCTAAGCCCTCGTCATCCAAGGACTGCCCCGGATCGAAATTAAAGAACTGTCCGACGCGAGACCCCCATATTGTCGTCGGCAGGTTCTGTGCGCCGCCCACGAGCAGACGGCCCTCATGGAACGCAGCACTGCGCGGCCAGCCCTTGTAGGTACTCCACGCATCCTCATAGCCACTCTCAAGTACCCAATTACCGGAGGATATAGAGGACGTGTTGAAAAACGGTATCTCGACCTGCGCCTCAACAACTGTGGTTGATGTGAAGCTGACAATGCGTGCCCGGCCGAAGTTGTTTGTGTTCTCGCAATACTGACCAACCACACTGCTGACAGTATAGGTTGACGTGGCGTCGGGCTGCGTCGTCCACGCAGACGACACTGTCGCGACCTTACTGCTGCCGACATAATCGGAAATAATCCGCGTCTGACCGTTCCCGGTCCCGCCCGTTATGCGGACTGTAGCACCGTTATAGATGTCATCAGTAGCAAGTGCGCCCGACTTTAGCGTAATCGTGCTGCTACCTCCCGCCTGCGCTGTGCCGGTGTCACCGTCGTGAAATACTGCAGAGCCTGCCGTTAGCGTAACCGCACCGTCTACCTTCGATGGCGTCAGTGTCGCTGCCGGGTTTGTCTCTGTCAGTGTGAAAGCAAATTTGGGTATGTAGTCAAAGGAGAGGTCACTAACCGTCCACGTTGAATGCGAGGCACCGCGCACGATCTTCAGCGGCGTCATCGTCTCCTCAAACAATAGCAGCGTGTCAGCGCTCTGCGTGTACCACAAGTTAGACAATCGAGCAGATGTCACCCCGTCAGTGACGCCCGACACACTTGAGGACACGTCAAGGAAGTCATCACTCCCACCGTTGATGCCGGTGACCTGCGTGCCTTCTCGGAAGATATACATGCGTGTGCCGACGAAAATGAGCATGTAGGTCTGCGTCGTGGAAAATTGAAACGGCACCAACCGCACGCCGTTTTGTGGTGAAGCGGCAGACGGTATCTCGTACAAAAACCGGAGACCGGGGCGGCGCTCGATCGAGCCCTGCGGCTTACAGATTACATTACGCGCACGCTCTAGTGCACTCTCGTATTGTCTCAGATCAATACGACCGCGCAGTTCCGGGTTGATCTCACCGACCGCGAAATTCGTTTGGACTTTGATGACGCGGCTCATGCAAGGGTCAACCGTGTATCAATAAGCGGGAAGTCTTGGATGAACGAGGTGCCGCTGCCCATGCCATCGACTGCAGCCGCTTGCCGGAAGTAACCGCCACGCCCGCCCTCTGCGGGCGAACCGTATGCCAGTTGCTGAAAGTATGCTGCCTTTTGCGTTTGGTCAGTGACCGGCTCGGCAAGGATGCTCGCCATGACATACTTCAGCAATTGCACAAAGTATGACGGCATGACCTGCTCTAATGGCCGGAACTGATAGTCGATCGTAATGTTTTCCTGATCAGTGATGATCGCCTGCTCATACACTTCCCAACCGGTAGTGATCGGCGAAGCACCTACGTCGCTGCTGTTAAAAACAGCGCGAGGTACGCCCGTCAGGCTGTCACTCGGCATCGGATAGGCATAGGAAAATTCATTGACCGGGGCCGTCGCTGAACGCGCTAGGTCGACCTTTTTAATCGACCACGACCACGGGTATTTGATCAAAAGACTGTCTCGGGTGTGCGGGTAAAGCTCAGCGCTGAGATTGGCGCTTGTGGTTCCATCCGCAAACGACGAAATCGCACTATCCCCCAACAATTGAAGGGCGTGCGAGCAAATGGTTACCTCAGTGTCGTCTGTCGCCATTTGTCCCCCGAAATCCCCGAGACAGGTGGAAGAGGCCTGCCTCGGGGTGGGAAGCGCTGTCGAGGAGAGGAAAAGGACTCGACAGCTGGGTGTGCTTAGTCGGAGTCGGTCGCCGTGATGGTAAGCCCATCAACGGTATCGACTGCCGAACCGGTGTTGGCGTTGACGTAAGACCACGTCAGCACCGGAGTGCCGCCGGTCGCTGAAGCAACGAGAATGACATCGTTGACCTTCAACAAGTCGGCTGCGCTGTTGAAGTAGTTGGCCGCTCGCACAACCGACTGAGCATCGGTTGTACTATACGACCATATCTGCGGAGCATTACCGGCTTTGTTACCGCCACCGATGAGGTTGAGTCCGTCTTTATCGTAAGCCATGCTCTATCTCCTAGCTCTCGCGGGTTGTTATGCGAACGATACCGTTGTCATCGACCGCAATCGCGCCTGCTGAAAGCATGCAGTTGGTCAGCCACGCAGCTCGCTCGGGCACATAGTTGATTTCGGTTTTGATACCGATGCCTTCTGCGTAGCCCAATGCGGACTTGTGCATCGCGTAGCAGGTACGATCGCTTGAGCCGTCGATGGTCAAGCCACCTTCGTCCATGTCGCCCATTACGATGACAGTAAAGCCCATGTACTGATCCACCGCTCCGCTCATAAGAGCACGGGCAGAAACATAATCGACGCTCGTTGCCTGTTCTTCACTGAGCAGGTTGGCAAGGCCGTTGGCGTGAATGATCAGGAAACGATCATTCGCCGGGACGTTCTTGGCGTTGAGCTTTTTGGCCGCTTCACGAATTTTTGCAAAGTTTAAATTTGTGTTGCTGCCACCAATGCTGTTGGCGACCGTCTGCGGCGAGCTTGCCGCATCAAGTGCGTCAATTTTGATCTGATCAGCGCGACGACCAATGGCGTTCGAGACGACCTCAACGAGTTCCTGTCGCTCGTCATAATTGACCTTCTGTTGATCGAAGATCGAGGTGTATTCCGGTGCCACATAATCGGTGAGTGTTGCCGTCACGTTTGAGTGCGTGACGTTGAGCGCAGACACGTTAGTCGAAGGGATGTGCACGGTGGCCTGTCCCGCTCCGATTTTGGGGAATTGGACCGTGCTGCCCACGACGCCCGTGCGTGTGCGACAAGCCGATGCTAACTTTTGGACGCTTTGGTAATTTTGGTGAACCTCGGCCTCAAAAAGTTTTACGAAATTTGTTGATAGACTCACAGCCATATCGAAAAAATCTCCGTAGGGGTTAAGACAAATCGCCAAGACGTTGGGGACGAATGTCCGGGTCAGGCTTGCGCTATGCGCCGCAGACCGATCCTTACGGAGTAGGGTCACCCAATCAGATGCACACTTTCTGTCATATGTCAATCATAACCGTTATGACTACGGACAAAAAAGACCCGGCACTAAGGCCGGGCCAGTTTCCTGACTGTGGCAGACAGTCAGGTGGGGGAGGAACTTATCCGAACGTCGGCGCGTGCCCATCCTTGCCATAGACACGCTCGAATTGCTTATAAACCTTATTGCGGTATGCCGGATTGGATTGGTACTCGGGCGAGGCAATCATCGACTGCAAGTCATCTGCTGTCGGTGTGTCATCACCGTCAGGCGTTGCCTGCACGGGTATAGGCTTCTCGCCATAATATTGCCGCAATCTTGTCAGGGCGCGGATACCGGAGGCCGTGCCGCCCCACACTTTAAATTCCTCGAAATCATCCTCGGTCCACACACCGCGCTGTACCAGTGACTGCGCCCATTTGACCTGTCCGTTGATCATCTCCTCGGCATTCGGGCCAAGTTGTCGCAACTCTTCCTCGCGGTCGAACTGTTCCTCGATTGGGTCTTGCTGCTCCGGCATTTGCTCCATGACCATTCCGACGACGGCCTCAAAGTCGTCCTGCGTCAGCCCGCGATCCTTGGCGACTTCGCGGAACTTGGTCAGCAGCGCATCATCTTCCGGCAGTTTTTCCTGCAGGAATTTTACGTCGTAGTCCTTGTCACCTTCGGGGATCAGGTGCTTGCCGTTGCGTAGCTTTTTGTAGAGTTCCTGCTGCGATTTGGCGAGGTTCTCATAATCGGCCTCGCCATCGTTCCAAAATCGATCAGGCAACCACTCGGGTTTCTCGCCGCTGGCCGCTTTATCGACATGCTCAATTGCATCGTCTTCTTGTGCTGGCTCTTCGCTCTCGATCTTCGCAGCATCAAGCAGGCCGGTTTCCGGCGCTGCCTGCTCTTCCGTTTGCTCTTCACTCATCTCTCTTTTGATCTCTCTGCTCTGTTTACAATCTCTCGGATCAGCGCGTTTTGACCCTCGCGGTAATACCCAAACTCAGGATCATACCCCGGTGCCCATGCGGGTTGGTGGAGAAAAGCACCGCACATCCACTCCAACATCTTCTCCCCGTCTTGGCTTTCAAGTATGCGATTGAGTGCCCGGTCGAGTTCCGCTGCTTCTGTTTCAGTTTGTTTCAGCGGCAGTGGGCTGTCAGCGTTTACGCCTTCCCACCCCGGCGTCGTGATGTCGATCACGTCAGCAGTCATCGCCGTCCCCCTTGCGGCCCGCACCGATCGCAATGCAGCCGTTTATCAACCTGATGTAACTGATCGCTACCGCATTTCTTGCAGGTCCGCTTTCGACTCATTTTTTCTTTTTCGGCGGGCGACCGCGTTTCTTGCCGTATGTGCCTTTCCCTGCGGGCATTACACTACTCCTTCCGGTGTTGGTGCGGCAGGTGGCTGCATCGGCATGCCCGCCTGCTGCTGCTGTATGAACTGCATCGCCTGCTCTTCGATCTCGGCACGCTCTTCCTGCGTGGTGCGTACCTCAAGCGGGACGCCTAACTTGTCGGCCACAAAATCGCTGACCGCGGCGTAGTTGATCATCGCCTGACCGACCGGACCAAGCTGCGAGCTTATGCCGATCCACTGCAGCACGTCCTGCACCTCGGTCATGTTTTGGGCTTGAGCGAGCGGGCTCACCGGTACGACTTTGACCTCAAGCCCGTTTATTTTGAGCGGTAGCGTTATCAGACCGGCGTCGTCCATGATCAACATCGATCGACGGACAAGCGGGACCATCGTCTCGGATATGAGCCTCCCGAAAGCACTTCCTAGATTGGTGGCGAGCTCGCGCATGCGTTCTACGATTTCTGTAGCACTACGGGCAGACATATTATCGGGCGGCAAGCTGTCATCGAGCAGCGTGCGCTTGATATTCATCCTCAAGTCCTGCAGCACAATCTGACTGAGTTGCAGATCGCCTGCACGCGGCAGCGGCATGAGTGACGGGCCTGCCGGGCCTGCATTACGTGCAACCGGAATAATAGCGCCGGGCGCTACGCGAATGGTTTGCGGATTAAGCACGCCGTCATCGACAGCGGTATACATTCCGCTGATACCAAGGCTGGCGTTTTTCAGCAGCAGTTCGACGGCCTTGTTGAGTGTCAAAATATCTGCGAGGCAGGCGACCACGGGACCGCGTCCGTAAATCTCGCCGGCAATCTTTTGAAACCTGCTGACAATCCACGGTGATGACTTCAACTCGCGGTAGACCAGCATCGCGTCATCGCTGCGATCCTGCTCGCCTTTGTAACAGATGTAATAGCCGAAACTGCCGTCGCCGTTTCTAATCGTGCTCTCCTGCAGGTCGATCGGCTTATGTGGCTCGTCTTCGACAATGCGCCGCAGCACTTCCGGCAGCTCTGCGTCTTCCCATATGCGGTTGATATTTTCAGCGGCTACGCGCACCCGGCGATAGACGTTCTCCACGTTGCCGTTGGGGCCCTCTTCCAAGGCGACGAGGAATTGCGGGATCGATTGAAACCGGATCGGCTCAAGATCGTCACCGGCTTGCACCAACATCACGCCGGTGCCGACGCAGAGGTCCATCAGAAACTCGCCCATTGCGAGGTCGAAATTCGTCTGCCGGATCAGGCTGAAAAATTTGTGCGTGTATTTCTGCAGACCATCTGCGACATCCGCTCGACTCTCTTCGGGTATGTCGGTGCCGGGCTCCAGCACCATCCACTTTCGATCCGGCGGGAACAGGCCGCTTTGAATACGATTGGCGAAACGCTGCACGCCGTGGACGGCAGTGCTGTCGAAAACGGTCGATCCCTTTTTACGGCCGCCGACCTTGCCGTCATAATATCCGTCATAGAGGTTGCGCTGCGGCAGCGCGTATTCGTAGCACTGCTCATACAAGTCGCGGAAAGTTTCCTTGCGCGACCACGCGGCATTATAGCGCTTGGTCAGATCACCGACTGAAAGACGTGCCATTATCCGGGCCCTAGCGTCGTGTTCATTGGTGCTGACGCGGTCGTCGTGCCGAGTGCTTCACCGGTAATGCCAAGGGGCGATCCGCTGATCAGTGCCCGACCACCACGGCGCGATCGGCGCTGTGCAGCCTGACGGCGTTGCGTATCTGTGCTTTCAACAGGCTTTGGCTCTGCCACGGGAGCAGGAGGAGGAGGAGGAGGAGGCGCGGGCCGCGACGGCCTTGAGACAATACCACCCATCACCATTTCTCCTTATTTGCCCAAAACGCTGCTGACATCTTACCCTTCGCTATGTTTTTGGCGTGACGCGCTTTGAAGCTGCGCCGCCGCGCCTTACCTTTCTCAGTCTTCGGAGCGGACCCTGCGCCAGACACACCTTGCTGCCCAAATCTGATGAGTTTCACTTGCTCACCGCTCTTCGCGAGAACCGCGTGCGACTTATTGGGGTGGCTCGGTGTCAATTTTGGCCGGTTGTATCCGCTAAATTTCTCTCCTCGATAGGTAACGCTCATGCTGTGCGGTTAGCCTGCTCGCGTGAGAACTCGGTCGTACTCGGCCCGAGTGTCGTGTCCTCGGGAATGCCGAGAAATGGATTGCTATCGTCCTGCGATAACAGCAAGCGGCGACCGGATTGACGGCGGGCGCGTTTACGCGCAGCGATCTGCTGTTTGTTTTCGCGTTCCTGTTGCGCGAGCCGTTCGTCCTGCTCCTGCTGTCGGCGTAATAACTCGGGATCAGGTCCCGGTGGTGGCGGTGGCGCTTGTGGTTTGCTGAATAACGCGGTCATGCAACCTCGCAAACATAAAATAATCTGTTTCGTCAGGCCCGTAGCATTTCAGCAGGCCCTCCTCAACAAATCCTAGCGCTTTTATAAATCGAATGGCTGGTTCATTGCGGGTACTTACTGTGCACTGAACGCGCACAATACTCAGCTCGTCCATAAGTATGTCCATGAGGCGTGTGGTTGCCGTCCAAAAAGGACGCACGACAGACGTAAGTGCGGTATCGGTCAGCATCCACAACTCGCAGACGCCCGGCCACAGCTTAATGCAGCCCACGATGATGATTGGCTTGCCACGGTGGCACCCGACATATGCCGGCCCCATCTTGTCATACGCCGCAATCACCTGCTCGAATTGCGGGATGTGATCGAAAAACACGCGATCGGGCTCACGCAAATCCATCATCTGCAGCAAGGCCGGGTGGTAGGGTACGATCTGACAATCATATCTCGGCAGACCGCAGGCTTCTGTCAGTGCCGCGTAATCCTCAAGCAAAGACATCGAAGTCCAATGTGGCCTGCGGCATCCGCGCCCACGTCGTCGGTGCCCGTGTCATTCTCTTATGCTCACCACCACCGAGAACGAGATAGCCATAGGCATCACCGATGTGGGAATGCTCGTTTTTGTTGGGCACGTCTCTGTAGCGCTCCTGCCCTGCCCCCATACTGACGCGGCTGAAATGATAGCCGCCTGCGAGTGCCTTGCGGGTGCGCGTGCATTTACGATTGACCAGCAGGCCGGGTGCCTTGTCGATGTAGCGGATCATCGGCGAAGCCATCGCCTCACGCCTTGTCTTCCAATCGTTTGTCGCTGCCGGGCGAGCGGTCAGGCCGATTGTCTTTAGATGATCAAATGCCGTCACCTCAAATATCTGATCGCGCTGTTGGCCGGCAGGGTCGCCCCATATAAGCACCTCGGCCTTTGGAAACAGCGTCTCAAGTTCTGCTTTCAAGGTGTTGCCGAAACGCTCAAGACCCATGTCGAAGGTCACAAGCTCATGAATGATGCGCCACTGACCGCTGACAGAGCGCTGCCCGAAGCAGGCCGCAGGCGTCAGACCAAAGTCGAGGCCGATCTGCACCGGTAGCGACGGGTCATACTCAAGGCTGTCTACGGTCATGCTCTCATCGTCGTACTCCGGGGTGATGGGCTTGCCTTCCTGCACATAGGTATATTCGCCCTTGGCATAGCATCTGATCCAATCAAGAGCTTTTCCACCGACGAGCTGCTCGTAATAGCCGCCCGGCAGGTTGGTGAGGTTTTCGGCAGACGGGTTAACCTGCCACCATTTGCCTGCACTCTGTACGAACCCGTTAAACTCCGGCTCGCTTGGCAAGTCTTCCGCTGGCGTCTCGATCACGCCACCCGGCTGCTTGTAGAATTTCCACCCGTATTCACCTAGCGGTGCCTCGCCACCTTCTGCCAAGCGCCACCACCAGTGGTCGTCGTGCATCGGGTTTGTGTCCATCCAAATGCCCCGCCACGACGGGCCCCCATCGGCCTTGACGGGGAACCGGCCGACGCGGTGCGTCAGACCGTCGATGATTGCTTTCGGCAACTCCCGCGCCTCATTGATCCACGCGCCTGTCAGCTCCAACGACAGCAATTTCCGCACGTCTTTCGGTTGATCGAGCGCAAGAAATATCACCTCGCAATCGACACCGGCCGCACCGTCTCTGCTTGGCAACTTGATGTGATGGGTAATCGGCGGCGACCAGTGCGCCCTGCCCCAAATATGCTCGGGAAATATTTCCATCCACGTCTTGAGTGTCGTCGTCCGCAGCATCGGGTAACTGTTCCGCACGACAGCAAAGCGCGATCGGCGAATACCGTCACGCGGGCTTGGCTTCTGTTTTACAGCGCGGAGCATGATCTCGGCAGCGCAGGCGTAACTCTTGCCGGAACCGACCGGCCCCATAATGCCGCGCACAAAGCTGTCATCGCGCAGGAAATCCCACACGGTGCGGCTTTTGGAAAAATCGAGATTCAGACTCGCTGTCGGTTCCATCACAGTCTCCGAAATTTATCGATCGGTATCAGCGCCACGGGCTCTATATCCTGCGCGTCACCACGATCCCGGCGACCGCCCATCGACACCCTGTATTCCGGTGCCCCCTTGCCTGCCAAGGTCACCCAACCGGTGCGGTCCTGCCATTCCACAGCAAGCACGATCGGCACGTTGGTAACGCGGTGCAGCATGCGGGCTGACATTATTTTGCCTAGCGAGATCATATACGACGGGTACGCATGCATTTTGCCTGCCCGACACTTCAATTCGGCAAATCCGACGACCTCACCATTCCGCAGAAACGCATAATCAATGCCGTATCTGATCGGCAGCTTGCCCAACTCGCACGACCATGAGTCCACAAGTTGCTTGGCAAGGGTGCGCTCTTTCTCAAGTGTCGCTTGGTTTTCGTATAGCGGGCGTGCCACTCACATCCTCATACGTTGTCTCGACAACATCGGGGCCGACCATCTTGATACCGACCACAGACGGTGCATTGCTCTCTGTCGGCGGGGGCTCCAACAACCCGGCAGACTTGGCAAGGACGCGAAGAACAGAGATTTTATCGTGCATCTCCAACTCAAGCGTCGGCTCGCCCTTGTCATTCTTGCTGACGCGAATTTTCTTGATTGCACGGGCGACGTGATCGGGGATCTCGGCAGATGCCTTGACCTGCACGTTGCCCGCCTCGTCCCACGTCACGACGTCTGTGAGATTAGCGGACGCGATGTCGAGCAACGCCTGCGACACTGCGTCCTTGTTTTGCATGATGACATCATTTCGGCCGCGAAGACGCCTCTCTAGCGCCTTTACGCCACCGAAACGACCCGTCGGGGAGCGACTACCCGCCACGTCTTGCCATGCTCCTTACTTTTGAGATATGCGACTTCGATCGACGCACGCCCATTGTGTATACTTTACTGCGAATGCTTTGGGGCGAACGGCTGAAACGCTCGGCAATTTTTTCCACAGCCACACCGTCTTCATACATTTTACAGATGAACGCAGTCTCTGTGCACATATACGGACGATGTTCGTCGGGCAGTGCCGGGCTAGGTGCTTCTACGCCCAACCACAGTCGCTTTAATCGCTCCCACATCAAAACGGCATCTCTTCGCTGTTGCCGCCCTGCTGCTGACGGGGCCGCGGCTCCATCATAATCACGCGGGTTTCGTAATCACCGCGATCGTTTTTGCTTGGCAGAGGCAGTGCCTCGAACGAGAGATTGAAGCCGTTACCGGACTTGTTTGCGAAGGCGACACCGACTTTTGTCCAATAGGTCTTGCCGTCGTTCCCACTGCGGGGAACCATTAAATCATAACGCTGTGCCATCAGTCTTCCTTTCGATGTTTCAGTTTCCGCGTGTATCGTTTCGCGCTTCGCACGACCTTATGCCGATAAAAACGCAGCGCAGCGGCTGCGGGGTTCCTTCTGCGCGTCATAGGCTTGTCCTTTTTTGAAAACACTCAATTTTCGCGACGGGCACGCCGGGAAATTCCTGCCCTGCAAAGGCTTTCAAGGCGTCCAAATTCCGCTCTACATGCTCGTAACACGCCTCAAGACTGCGAAATTCGACTATCCGACCGTGCCGGTGCGTGACCGTCAGGGCGTCACTTTCGTTTGGCTCGGCAAAGGGCAGAAACATGAGGATGACGATTTCGTACATCACAGCGCCTCCACGAGTTGCTTGATCAGACTGCGAGCATGGCCCGGACGCACCGGCTTGACGTGCAGATCACCATCGAGCTGCACGCATAACTCGACACCGCCACGCTCACCGGCACGGGCAAAGACCAACATCGGGCTGAGTTCACGACCGCAGGCCGTGCATTTTCCTGCAATCGTCCGGGTAGATGAGCCGCACCAATCGCATTCGGTCATACGCCGCACATCCCTTCGCATTCGTCACCAAACAGATCAGCTTGTCCCTCATGCTCAAGGTCAGCCTGATCTAACGGCACCAACGAACTGTGCAAAAATAATCGGCCTCGCATCCGCTCGTTCGTTCTGCAAAGCCTGTCGAACTCAACAGCGTCGCCCCATTCGTCTGTTTGCTTAAGCGCTCGCCAATGCTCGTTGCTGTGATACGGGCACCCAATACAGGACGACTTTGCCAAGGTGCGACCGGGATAATGCCGGTTAAACCAAGCCATACAGTCGCCGCGAGACATCCGCTTTTCGATCAACGGCCAACGATTTTCGCACCATTTATCGAAAGACGGTTTCATGCGGATCGCCTCGTCGGTTGAGATGCCGATCCACGAAATGACCGCGATGCCTTTGCTTCGCTGACCTTTTGCCAAGCCCGCCAACTCGCGCATCTTTCGTCTCAACGGTCGCAGCTTATATTCCGACGTGCATTGACGACGCGCAAAACCCTTGGTGCCGTCAGGGTTGAGAACATGAAACGGCATTGATGCCGATCGTTCATCTGATAACGCATCGGCTCGTAGATTGCCCTGCGTCACGCGGTACGTCGGAAACGGCAACTGTTGCTCCAACCAATCGAGATGCGCGTAAACGCCTGCTGGCTCCCATTGGGTATCTGCAAAAACGGATGCCGATGGCATCGGCGTGAGTTCACCGCGTGCGGCCATCAGTGCCATCACTGAGGACTGCACGCCTGCGCCGAGAGATATGACCTGCAGAGGCTCACTCATCGACTCGGGTCTTTTGGAATGAGGTAAAACTTGTCAAGAATGCTCGCATGAGTTGTAGCGAGGGCTTCGTGCCGCTCCACGCAGGATGACAGCGCGGTGTGGTAGCTGAAGAGGATCGCGGAGAGGATGAGAGGGGGGATCAGGCAGAAAAGCGGGAAATATTTTTGTGGGACCCCCCTAACGTCACTGGCCCCCGGGGCCCCCCAAGGGTAGGTGTACGTCTTGCCGACGTGAACAGTGTACGCCTTGCCCTCAAGGATGTCCGTTTTGGTAGCGTTCGTTTTGACTTGTGACACCCTACCGCTCCGCGAGGAATAAGAGGTTAAGGGGCGCAGGTTTCCTGATGTCTCGGCATACGATCAGGGCATCGTGGGCTTCGTCCCTCACTCGATCGACACCGATCGCCTCGATCGCTCGGGCTGCGGCATCGATCGCATTCGGGTTCACCAGCCTCAATTCACCCGTGATACGGCCCACTTCGGCCACGTACCATCGTGCCACTCCACTCACCTCAACTAGCTGTTCCTCACCCCTTTCATCCCCGTGATTTATTCCACCTGCAATCTCGCTCTCCTCCGCTGCCTCGCTCTGCATCGGTATGCTTTGCTCATCAACGGGTGGCGGGTCTTCCGTATTCATTGCATCGATCAGGTCGTCTGTATCGAGCCTGTGATCGTAGATGATGCGGTACACCGTGCTGTAGATATGCTTCCACTTCGGGTGGCTCTTGTGCGCTGACACCTTCTCGACATAGCCCAACTCAGCCGCTCGTTTCATTGCTTGCTGCACTTGTTGGTACGACGTGTTGACCGTCTCCGCGATCGTCTTGAGTGCAGGCCATGCGAAACCCTGATTGTTAGCGTATGCACAGACAGCCAGCAGTATGTGCAGTTGCTTCTCTGTCAGCCCGGTTGCGCCTTTCTTGCCCCCGTGTTTCTTGCTGACGAACTTGGCGTCCCATATCGCTCTCGTCGGCACATACGTGTAAATGCTCGGTGGTCCACCATGCTTCCGCCCGATGCTGTGCGGTAATCCCTCCACAACGCTCTCAGAGCCTCGCACAGCGCCCTTGGCCTTTTCTTGGTCCGCTGACACCACCATCTTCATGTTCCCCTTTTGTAAAGCTCCCTAGCGACTTCTGACACTACATTGCTGCCAAGAGGTGCTTGAACCCCGCAATGACCTTCTCTCGCTCGGCAGGTGTTGCCTGCTTTCTGCTTTCAAGTGGTCGCATTGCCTTCAGCCTCTCGACATTCTGCAGTGCTGCCTTTGTGCGCTGATATTCAAGATCGCTGCTGACGTGCTTGATGAACGTGCCCACTCTCGGTGGCGTCTTGTACTCATGTGTCACAGCTACCCTCTTGATGGCCCGCTCCAGCACATCTGCCGGGTATGCTTCCAGCTTGGTGACGTACTCTCGCAGTATTACCTCATCCTCCGGTACGTTAATCAGCTTGGCAGCGTCAGCGAGCATTCTCATCGTCGCTGTCCATCCTGCTGCCATCAGTGATCGCCGCAGGTGCGTCTCGATGCTCTGCAGCTTCTCGTCTGTCGCCCATGCCGGCCGATGCGTCTCGTTGCGAGAAGTAGTGAGCTGCCTTCTCAAATGCGTCGGCAGTGCGTCCAATGCGCTCGGCATCATCGGATTGCTTGGCAGTGTGGATATGTTCATCGCTCCACCTTTCTTGATTTAGCCACGTTGTCGGATTGCAAGTGTACTGAGGGTCAGGATTGTACCGGGCGAGCCCTGCCATGATGTCGTCATGGCTGACCTTCTTCAGCGCTCGGCTGTAGGCAGTCTTAGCTGCACCCTTGCCAACCTTTTTTGGGTACTGTGACCAGAAGGCGTCGAAATCGCCCTTTATATTATTTAACGGATCATTAACGGTTATATAACGGTTAGTGTCGCGCCTCCGCGACTGCAGAGGTCGCGCCTCCGCCACCTCAGAGGTCGCGCTACCGCGACTAGTCGCGCCTCCGCGACCACAGCTATCATACGGTACTATACGGTATCGCGTGTTCTGCCTGCCCTCACCGCTTTCCTTTGACAACTCACCCATTTCGATCAGCGCATTGATGTTGCGGATGACGTTGCTGCGATCGAGCTTGCAGTACTCTGACAGGCGACGAATTGACGGCCACGCAATGCCGTTTGACGGGTTGACGTGATCAGCAATCGCCAGCAGCACTAGCCGCGCATTGCCAGTCGCCTCGCTGTGCTCCCACACCTCTGCCATTGCCTTGACGCTCACTCGACCACCTCCACGATTGCATCATGGATCGCTTCACCGATCGCCTTGCAGATGCCGTCAATGTCAGTGTCTTCATGTCTTTGAGACGTGCTGACCCACACCCCCACCACCTTGCCCTGCACATCAAACTCAACATGCGTGAACAGCGAGCCGAATTTGCTGTTTATCTTTGTCGTCGTAGTTAGCGTGCGGCTCATTTCTTCATCGCCTCGAACCGCTCATACCGCTCGTACTCTACCTCTGCGAGCTTGGAACACGCCGGGCAGGCATCTTCCCCGCCGATCGTGTAGCCCGAATATTCCGGCGAATGATGGTCAATCCGCACCATGACCTCCGGTCGATAAATCATTCCTGACCCTCCACATCGAGGGCAGACAAACTGATCATCACAGCCCGCTGTACGTTGTCTCTGTCCCACATTGCGGTCCATCGATGCACCCAATGGTCGTTTTCAAGGATACCGAAATGTTCCAGCCAATCGCCGACCGGCTTGAGCAGGTTGTCGAGATCGCGTTTCCGCTTGTCGGGTGGCCCGGCTCGTAACTCGATCGCCACCGGCTCTGCTATTGGCAAGCCGTTCCACTGCGCTGTGAGCGATGCTTGTGTCAGCCATTCCTTGTAGACCGATGTCCGGTAGACGCCGCGGCTTGTGTATCTCCACAAGCGATTGGTGCTTGGCGGGTACGGCAACAGAAAGGTCAGCGGCGTCATACATACCGTGCAGCTTTCTTGAATGCCGTCAGCCGGGCGGTGTGGTCGCCTTCCCTCGCCTGCAAGCCGATCGTGCAGAACTCACTGACAAGCGACGACATCGATCGCCGCTCACCTGCTGCTGTCATCTTTAGTGCACTCGCTAACTCTTCGGGAAGCACCAGTGTGGTCTTGCGTGCTTGTGTCATAAGTCCAACCGTAATTATGTCGTTAATACATATTATGACTATTGACGACGTTACGAATAGTGACATATAAGTGGAACAAGACAGGGTATTAACGATTACAGAGAGGAACAGACTAATGGATATCAACATTCACATCGCGCAGCGTAAACAATCTGACGGCAGCAATTGTTATGATGTCGCGCTGCAAGGTGTAACGGGACACCCCGAAACCCATCAGGTCATTAGCGTTCTTGCTTGCTCAGAAAAAGACGCTCACGCTTTTGCAGCGAAAATGAAAGTCCTCATTCGTGAGCACACGATCACCCACGTAAACGACATCACCTGCAATTACTGACCTTGTCAGACAGCACCCGCGCGGAGAAATACATTATGACAAAAAAACTGACCACATTCTCAAACGGCCATCAACACCAGTACACCGGCAAGCGTGCGGTTACAGCAGCGTGGATGGTTGTCACACCATCAGACACAATCATTTCCGGCCACAGCATCGACGCAAAGACCGCTGAGAAGACTGCCCGCGCCGCCGCAGCTGATCGCAGTAAACTATCTGTATTGTACAACGCAAAAGGCGCAGTCCCGCTCGGCTATCTGCAACGCCGCGAAAAGCACGCACACGACAAAGGTTATAAAAGCCACCGCGATCTGGTGCAGTCGGTTAAGCGAGGCCGTGCGGCGTTCGTGGAGCGGTGCCACATTGAAATCGTGTCCCTCTAACCAAAGGAGAAAGATGATGAAAATCAGACCGATCGTGAAAGACGCATTCAAGGTGAATGAGTTGGTTTATCAATTTTGCGTCATCGACCTTGAAGACGGATACCTTGACGAGGCCACCCCGGAAGAGGTCAACGAAAAGTACAGCGACGAGTACATCATCAAAGAGGCTTACCACCGTCTAGACATTGCGATGGACCCAGCAAATCAAGAGGAAGAAGACTGGCGGCGCGACGCCGCGCAACTGCGAAGGTTTATTAAAAAATGGAAGGTGAAGGGAGACGACTAATGACAACCATGAACATCAATCTTACCGCAGACGAGATTGACATGATCCAAAGCGCCATTGAAGCGATTTGGTGGGACGACACGCCGACCGTCAAACGTGGCACGTCGGAAGCTGATAACGCCAAGCGTCTCAGCCGTAAACTTGCAAAGGCGTTAGATCATCGCAACACCGATTTTGGAGCGCAGTCATGACGCGCAAAGTCACAATGGAGTTAACTGTGCAGCAGGCCTCGAAGATTTACGA